GAGGTGTAAGTCAAGAACTTAGAGATACTGCTGGTATTGATGATGCCGAAAGAAGAGGTTATATCAAACCTGAAAAGGCAGGTGAAACAAAACCTACATCAGGTGCAACTAATAGAGCAAGGGCAAGAGGAGCGGCAGCTAGACAGGGTGTTGATATCTCCACTCCAGAGTCAAAATTTAAACCTCGTGGTCAAAAGTTCGCAGAGTTTCCTGGATCTAGTAAAGTTAGGGTTATTAAACCTTCAAAACCTGCTCCCGCACCAACACAAGCACAGGTAGTTAAACAATCTGATGTTTCAAAAAAAGCAGATAGTTATAGACGAAGATTTAATAGAACAAATAAAAGAGGTATTCTTTCTAGAGAAGTAGATAAAGTTCTTCAAGATCTTAGAGGTGATGCTAGAGGAACGCGGGCAAGAATGTCTGCCGCTGTTGATGCTAAGAGAGCTGCTGACAAGGATATTGCTAGTAGAGCAAATAAAATTTTAAGGCAACTTAGAAAACCATCAACTAACGTATCAGCACCACGACCAACATCAGAATTTTCTAAATTCACTCAAGATGTGATGGGTGGTAAATATACACCTACACCTCAAAAACAGCAACAACCTAACTTTCGAGCACCAGAACCAACTAAACCTACACCTGCACCAACTAAACCTACAACTTCAAAAATAAAAGTTACTGGTGGAACTGCTAGAGTAACTGATTTAGCTCCTACTAAGAGACCTGCAGGGACAAAAACTTTTGCTAAGTTCGCAACTAGTGGGAGAACTGCACTAGAAAAACAAGCAACTTTGAAGGCATTAAAAACTCCACCCAAACCTAAAACTTCTACACCACCTAAAGTTGCTGCTTTACCTAAACCTAAAGCACCTACTAGAGCAGTAGTTGCACCTAAACCAACTAAAATTACTCCTGGTAGAGTTGCTGGTGGCGCTCTCAGTCTTGCAGGTGCTGGATTTGACGTTGTACAGGGTCGTGATGACGCTAAAAAAGCAGGTGCTAGTGATACTAGAGCGTGGTTAAGAGGTGCTGCAAGAGCAGCTGGAGGTCTTTTGGGAGGTAGTTTAGGTGCTAGTGGTGGCGGTCTTGTCGGTGGAATTGCTGGTTATTCTGCAGGTTCTGCATTGGCAGATAAGACCTTTACATCTCTTGCTGGTGCTACAGATGCACAAAAAGCTTGGATGAAGCAGGCAAATCTTGCTTCTCAACAAGGCACCGCTGTAGATAAGGTTAGATATAGAAAAGGAAATCAAGCAGTCATCTATGATCCTAGAGTTAAGAAAGAACGAATTGGAACTTTAGATCCAACCAGTGGAACATTCAAAGCTGATAATCTGGCAAGATCCAAAGCATATACTGCAAAGAATCCATTTGAAAGACTTGGAAGACAGTTTGCAAGGTCCAATGAAGGTTCTGGACTGTTTGGTTTAAATATCGTCAAAGGTCACGCTCTCGCTGACATGGCGAAGAAATATTATGCTGATAAGGATGAGAGAGCGCGTGTAAAGAGAGTTTCGGACTTCAAGAAAGCTGCCTCCGCTAAATAATAAGATAGAATAGAAATAGTAAAAATGCATATCTATATCTCTCAACGTGCCCTTGAAGAGGGTATGGATGCGATTGTAGAAGAAATGGTTCCTTTCTCATATATGATGTTGAGAGAAGGTTATGATGCGGAGTCCATCATTCAGTTCCTTGAAAATGCTGAGGATGAAGACTTTGACTATATTTACGAGCAGGCAGATTCTGAAATGCTCTCAGAGAGTGTTGTAGATGAAATGTCTGATGAAGAAGTTCTTTTATATGAAGAGCAAATCGGATTCATCGTAGAGAATGTTATTCTCAGAAATTTGTTGAGGAGGATGAGTCCTGCTGCACTGCAAAAGTTTGTCAAAAATAATGCTGCAGCAAGAAGACTTGCAGAAAGATTGGGTCTTCTTAAGAAAGGTCCTACCCCCAAAACAGGTACTCCAAAACCAACAACAACACCTAAATCTACTACTCCAAAACCAACGAGCAGTAGAACATCTCAGCAGCAGGCACAGACTAGAAGTCAACAACCTAAACCTACCAAAACAGATCCCAAAACAAAACCAGGTGGTGGAATTCTTAAGTCTCCTGCGGCAAGAACAACAGCAACAGTTCTTGGTGGTGCTGCAATCGGTCTTGGTTTAAATCAAGCAGGATTGTTCCCAGGTGCTAATGATCCAAATATTGGAAACGATGGTCCAGGACAATCTGATTCACCTACCACTGCAACTGATCCTAATAATGGAAGTAACAATACCGATGATAGTAAAGATAATAAACCACCTAAATCATCAAAACCGTCAAGCACAGGAACAGGTCGTCCTTGGTGGGTTGCATTAGATAAGAAAATATTGAGTAAACCATCGACCTTTAGAAGTGATGTTGCTTTGAATAGATTTAGAAATCCTAGTGGTGGAATGATGACTCGTATCAATTCTCATTATGAGTATATGGTAGATTATCTTATTGCTGAAGGTCATGCAGAAACCGTGGAAGAAGCAACTTATGTTATGCAACAGATGGGTGAAGATGCAACTATGGAGATTTTAAATGAAGTCATTTGAAGAATTCCAACAGGACACTCTAACTGAAGGTGTTCTTGGCAGAATTGCTAAAAAAGTGCTTAAACCTGCTATCCGATGGATTAGTAAGGGAAAGAATAAGAGAATCCCTAATGAAAGAACAGCATCTCTAAAGACCCTTGCAAAAGATGATGTAGATCAGTTGGGTAAGTTCCGTAAACCATCTGCTAGAACCAAAAAACCAGAAGATTTAACGCCTGATGATTTTGAAGGCACCTTCTTACCAAACCCAACGAAACCTCATCAGATGAAAGATTTCGTTCAGGGTAAGGGAGGAATCACCTGGTCAATGTCTAGAGGTGCATCTACAGGTCCTACACCTATTCAGCGTCAGGCAGTATATAGAACCTATCGTAGTGTTAGAGACGCATTGAAAAAGTTATCTGGTAATTGATTTCTTAACTGTTACTGTTCCTTCAACAACTCTTTCTTTAAGTCCTTCTGGATCTTGAAGTACAACATCGTAGAAATATTTTCCTGCTTTTAATTCTGAAGTATCAGTTGATCCCATTGATACTGTTACTCTTCCAGTAGTTCTATCTGCCGCAAAGTTTATTGAAAAATCTTTTGTCTTATTAGAAGTTTCATATTTTCTAAGTTGAGCACAAGCACTATGACTCGAAAGATCTTTGAGTGAATTTGAAGCAGAATCTTCCAATACAAAGGTAACACTAAAGTCTGTTCCTGTATGAAGAACTATATCGTTTACAAATACTTCTGCCATTTCTTTATTATTGCGTAAAAATATTTATTACGGGCAACCTGTTGATACACCAGCTCTAACTAAAACTTGACCTTCCAGTGCGATTACCTTTTCAGTATTTGGTCTTGTAAGCATCAAATCATAAACATATCTTCCAGGTTTTATAGTTGAGGTAGTAGTGTCAGTCATTGACAGTGTTATTTTACCCTCAACAGCACTTGTTATACCAACAGTAAAATCGTAAGCAGTAGAACTATCTGGATGTCTTCTCATTTGAGATTGTAATGAAAATCCTGTTAGATTAGTTGGATTACCACCTAACTGAACAAGTTCAAGATTTTCAGAAAAATCAACATGAGTATTGATGGTCAGATTTCTTACATATACTGACATTTCTAGTATAACTCTTTATTGAGTATTTATCAAGGGCTTGACATAAACTCTAATGATGAATAGACTAGGTTTGTCAGGGTTAAAGATAAATAATAGCTCATATGATCTTATAGTATGAGTTATGAGAACCCCTGGGTTTTTAAAGGTAGAACTTTTTTATCTGAGGATATTAACGATCTGTACGGTTTTGTCTACAGGATTACTAATTTACAATCAGGTAAGAAGTACATCGGTAGAAAATACTTCTGGTCCTTTAGAAAACCACCAGGAAAGAAGAGAAAGGTCAAACAGGAGAGTGATTGGCAGCGGTATTATGGGAGTTGTCCTGAATTAAAGGAAGATATAAAAAAGTATGGCAAAGAGATCTTCAGTAGAGAAATACTGAGTGTTCATGATACTAAAGGTAATTGTAACTTTGAAGAGACCAAACAATTGTTTCTGAACAATGTGTTATCTGAGGCACTTGACGACGGAGGTCCCGCATACTATAATAGCAATATTCTAGGACGCTATATGCGGAAAGACTATGGAGACTTTGGAGAATACTTTGCGTCACGTTCATGATTGGGCGATCGATCGCATTCATAAACTCTCTGAAGATTATGCCACTCCAGAATCAGACACATATGAGTCTATAGAATCATTGGATGATGCCTTCTCTATTCAACAAGAATTTGCTGAATGGTTCAATCCAGACATTTCAGATCATGATGTAGTATCACTTGAATACATAGGAGACAAAGAGTGAAAAAGTTTATTATTGGAATGATGGCAGCAGTTTCTTTTGGAACTCCTGTCTTTGCTGATCCAATTAACGAAGATGAGTACTTCACCCCTCACGCTCAGGGATGTATGTTACTTCAAGAATGCACCGATCATGTTCAAGAACTTAAAACAGTTTCTGACCTTAACAAACACAAGGAACTGGTTGATATTGATTATAGTATTGTTGCTGATGAGTTTAACTCTCTCGTCCGATCACTTAATAAGGTCGGAGCTAAGGTTTTTCTAGCAGATATGCGATACTTCCCGATTGGACATCGCGGTGTTTATCATACTGTAAGCAATAATTTCTTTCTGAATGTTGCTCATATGCATCGCCCTGGAACCATGATGTCAGTGATGCGTCATGAAGGATGGCACGCTGCTCAGGATTGCATGGCAGGTAGCATCAACAATAACTTCATTGCTATCATCAGAAATCAAGAAGATGTTCCTAAGATGTATCAGGCAATCGCAAAGAGTGCCTATGCATCGCAACCACATGCTATTCCCTGGGAGAAGGAAGCATACTGGGCAGGACAAACTGAAGGTATGACTGCTGATGCACTTGAGTCTTGTGCCGCTGGAACGATGTGGACCGATTATGAACCTACACCAATGACCCGCGAATGGTTAGTTGAAAAAGGATTCATTGCTAAATAATATCATTCGCTGCAGATAGCGAACAAAAACCACCCAAGACAAACCCTTTGAATTAATCCCCTTCAGTCTTATAATGTAAGGGTTTGTTGTTGGAAAACTATTTTTACATATGACACATTTAACGAGAGATGTGTTAATCAAGAAAATCGTTGCCGACGAAATGGTCGGTCTCGGTGGAACTGATTACATTCAGAACTTAAAAAGTGCATATCACAAATGGGAACATCAAGGAAGTGATGTTCTCTGTAAGAAATACAACCAAATAAACCATACAAATATCTCTGTAGAGATTCTTGACCCCTAAATAGAGCTGCCTTGTATGCAGCCAATGCCAGAAGAAATCAAGCAACAAGAAGTAAAAAAAGAAGAAGAACCAAAAAAGAAAGGTCCTCTTGGTATGTTGAAGGATAAGATGGATGACTCTGACGAGCATCTTGCTATTCTTTCTACTTTTGTTCGTTTGGGTATTTTGGTTTGGTCAGGTGGTATTCTTACATTGAATTATGTTACTATCCCTAACTTGCCACAGCAGAAAATTGATCCGACTTTTATCGCCAGTGTCTTCACCGGAGTTTTAGCTACGTTCGGGGTCCAGACGGCGAAGAAGTCTGGTGATGGTACAATGAAAATGCAGAACGGTGGTGCCGCTGCTGCTGGTGCTGGTGGTGGAATCACCAAAGCAGATTTGGAGAAACTTATCGCTGCTGCAAAAGAAACTGCACCTGCTCAAACTATTAGAGTAGAGCAAGGACCAATTAAAATTGTAACAGATCAACCTCCATACAAAATGTAAAATGAAAACCTACGTTAAACCTATTGCAATTACAGTAGGTGGTTTATTTGCTATTGCTCATATTGGTTTGCTTGGGTATGTGGTTTATAGACCAAAATTGCCACAGATCCCTACGATCAATATTCCTAATGGAGAGTATTCATCCTATAGAATTAAAGCTAATAAGGACGGATATGAGATTGAGTATAAAGCCAATGATCCTGCGATATTAGAATCGCAAAGATCTTTGAATTTGCAAAAGGATAAACGTGGATTGTTTGGACCTACAACTGAAGATCGTCGTGAATGGCGTCGTGAACAATACACTATGGATGGTGCCAGCAATTTAGGGGGATCGGGAGGTGCAATAGGTGAGTCGGGAAAGATGAATGCCCAAAGCGCCGAGTGCATCGCGGCGGACGCTGGAGCACGATCTCAAGGTGCAATGGCAGGAACCGCAATTAGCACAGGTTTAATTCTTCCTATGGTTGGTAATATTCCTTATATTGGTTGGTTAGCATCTGGATGGGCACTTCTACTGGGTCAACAAGCAGGTTCGGAAATCGGATCTGAAATAAGTTCTTCATTTAATGATTGCTAATGAACTTTGAACTAACGATGGAAGATTACACCATCATCATTAATGCTCTACATTATTATAAAAAGGTTGAGAAGTATCCAAACTTTGCTCACTATGATGAGGAGAGAGTTAATAAGTTAAGGGATAAGTTAGCATATCAACTTATTCCTTCACCTAATAGTAAAAAGGGAGTATAGATAATTACATATGCCTAATTGCATATGGAAAGGTTAAACACGTTTGTATTAGGATTTACAATTTCAATCATTGACTATCTCTATAGAGGTAGACATTTTCAAAGATTTTGGGTGCTTGAGGAGATTGCTCGGGCACCCTATTTTGCTTTTTTGAGTGTGCTTCATTTACGTGAATCTTTAGGTTTACGTGGTCAATGGCACATTTATTTGATGAAGGAACACTTTGAGCAATCAGTCAATGAAACAGAACATCTTGAATACATGGAAAGTCGGGGTGGTAATAATTATTGGATTGATCGTTTTTTTGCCAGACACCTCGTCCTTATCTATTATTGGATTAATGTGGTTTATTATTGGTTATTTCCTCGCGCTGCTTACCATCTCTCCTACGAAATAGAGATGCACGCTGCAGAGACATATGCAAAGTATCTTGCTTGTGAAGATTATAATGATAAAGATATTTGGAGAATTATGAATGATGAGATTCAGCACTTTCAAGAACTCGCTGAAGCAATGAGAATCTTAGATCCAGACCATTTAACTGTAAGAGAAAAGGATCGTGAACCATTTCCACCAGACGTAAGTGATTTAGTAAAAAACTATGAATCTTGTCCTGAGACCACTAAATGA